CAGTTGTCGAGGTTCAGAGGGGTAGTGACTGATGGTTGAAGATCGAGACTCTCCTCCCCCTTAACAGGGAGAGTCGAGATCAAGACCTTCAATCAGTCATCTCATGTCATGGTAGCCGGTCAAGAGCCGGTTTGGGGCAGCAATCGCCATAAAATCTGCTTATCACCGTGGTTTGGGGCGGCAAAACCGTTGCGGTGACTGGCTTATAACTGTTGCTTATCGTTGACATAAGTTTTACTGACTTAACGCCGACAGATAGCGCCAGATCTAGCCAGCCTCAGCCGGTCTCAGCCAGTCTAACGCCCCCTGAGCGCCCCCTGTGAGCGGCTACAAGCCTGCTCTCGCCGGTTGTGCGCGGGTTACCACGGGCGAGCACCTAGCGCCTCACAGGCGGGCACTGGCGCTCAGCCGCGTAGCACAGGCACCCCCACGGGGGGAGCGGCGACCGTGCGTATACGTTAATAGGCTTCAGAAATTTTTGTCAAAAAGTTGAGGTTTAGCGCAGTTATGCCGGTGATAATTCAGATGAGCGGCTTCAACCAGTGTAAAGACGATTAAAACCGCTACAAAGATATGTTTTACGCCCATACTGCTGCATAAACCTGAGGATAACACATGGCAATAAGCTGTTTACACTGGTCTGCAATGAGTTTGTGTTCTTTTTGAGTACCGTTTGCACACCGAAGCTGGCAATAATGCAACCACGACCGAAGTGTACCGTTCATGTACATGCGGGTAGGTTGAGAGAGTGGTAAGACATCACGTGCACATTCTTTTGCTACTCCTGCTTCTAACAACTTTTTATAGACCAACTCTGAATGCTTATAGAGTTGTTTAATCTCTTGTTGAAGGAAGAGGTCTTCTTCTTCTACCTCAATGCTATTCTGGCGGTTCTTGGTGTCTTGTAGGCGTAACTCCGGCACAACGCCAGTACCAAGCAGTGTTGCATCGGCATAACGCTGGCTAAACTCTTGAAAACTAAAGCTTCTATGTCGTAGTATTTGAGCTGCTACTGACCGTGTGGTATTAATCTCTACACACATGTTCACCATCTCAAACGGTGACCAATGTTGGTGTTCAATAAGATAGCTTATAAGTTTAGCACTAGTCTTAGTGTTGTTTTGGTTAGTTGGATTGCTAACACGTGCCATATAAGCTACTAACTCATCACCTTTGTTAGTGTGATGAACTAGCTGTACGGTGTGGTGGGAGGTGGACATACAGTAGTAAAAGCGTCTTTGATTCAGGAGGTGGATTAACAGTAAGAAGAGTCAGTAGAATTGGTCGTCTTGTTTCTGTCAGTAGTAAAGGGGGAGATTTTTACGTCTCCCCACTTACAGGAAGTCCACCCTTCTTCCTGTATAAGTCAGGGACCTCTTAAATCCAAGTCGGTGACTGGTTTTTTGTATTACCTCTTGCTTGCCTTCTTTGGTCTAATGTAAAACCAAGTGCAAGATGGTTTGTAGCTTGTTGAGGGTCGTCTATGAAGGCTTCTAGTAGGTCGTTCCAGTCGTCTCGCTTCCGCTGTTTTATCACTTCTTGAGCGGAGATAGACATGGCATCGGTAAAGTATTTAACGCCTTGTGCCAACGCATCCAGGCGGTCATCATGTCGGACTGCACCCTTCTCCCGACACATCCTACTCATCTGGTAGAACAGCATGTAAAGGAGTCGTTTCTCGGGAGCGTCATCTTTGTTTGAGTTGTAGTCCCAGTCGATGACATTACGATCAACCACAAGCCGATGTTGATTAAGGACAGGCTCAAGGGCATCAATAATACGCTCTTCTTTACGGACATTAGCTCGTACCTCTTCTACGTCAATACCCTGCTGTGTTTGCTGCAGGTGCTTCTTAAATAACTCAGCAACAAGACCATCACCAAAGTTTGTCTCAACAACAAGTTTGGTAACGTTAAACTTCTTACACCCTTTTAGAATGTCCAAAAGCGTATTGTCGGAGTATCCGTCTCGATAAGCTCGCACCTCGTGCAAGTACAAGTAACCGTTTCGTTGGGAGATATAAGCTGCTGCCGTTTCATCTGTACCACGACCCGACGGGTCAACGCTGCAGATTGTTTCTTGGTAAGGACCCCATTCACCTTGGAGCTGCATTGGAGAGTAGAAATAGTCTCCAGGTAACCCAACAGTGGGGAGTTCTTTGATGACATTTCTAGGGTCGCTGCACCAGATGATATCATCAGGAGCGGACTTAGGATTAACACTGGTGACGATAAGATCAGCCATCTTGAGTGGGAATTTCTCAGCATCGCTGAGGCTTGTGTCAAGCATGAACTGCAGCATGAAGTTGCTGCGTCCCATTGCTGCTTCACGTTCGAGAAGATCTTCATGGCTAAATCGGTCAGGGTCAGTTACGCTCCAAGGTTCCGCACCCATATCTACGTCTTCTTGGAGCTGAGGAGCAATCAGCCCTTCGTAGTTAGCAAATTTACGAGGTACACGAGCTGGCCAAACAAAGGGGCGGTAGTTACGTTCTGCAAGCTTACGATAAATGGTAAAGGTTGTCTGTGGGGTGCCGAGATACATGATTCGGCTGTCGTCTTTTGGCGTAAGAATTGACTCAGCCTCCGTACAGAGTTGAAGCAACTTCTCACGCATCATTTCAGTCATACTATTACCTGGCACCTCCACGTCATCAAGAATCATCAGGTCGGCACGTGAACCAGTCAGCTGACCGGTGATACCGACAGACTTAACCGACGGAGCCTGGGACGGAGAGCAGTTAACGTCAAAGCTAATCCGGCTCCAACGGGCGTCATCCGACTTAGGCTGTAGGTGCTTAAGCCAAGGTGTCTCAATGATAAGTTTTTGAAGGAAGATAGACATGTTATCTGCCCGCTCCTTAGAAGCGGAGATAATCATGATCTTTTTTTCTGGGTTATTGAATAAAGTCCAGAGCACAAAAGCGCCAGTAATCCAACTTTTACCGACACCACGGAACGCCTGAATCTGTAGACGTTTTGGACCATGTTGTAGGTAGTCGGCAATGGCATATTGTGCTCTGGTCGGTTCAGGCAGGTCTAGCTGCGACCACAGGGCTTGTAGAAATACTTTAAAATCGCCCTGTAGGGCGGCTAGTACGTTGCTCATAGGGTGTTAAAGTCGTTCGTGTGCAGTAGGTATAGTACGAATAATACCGCCAGGACCGTATCCTTCCTGCGAAGGCGGCGCGATATAATCGTTTGTAGTACCAATTGTTTCTATGCCCATAGGTGAGCCAGCACCACGGGGTTGTCCTAATTTAAATTCTTTAATTAACCGATCTTTACCGTCTAAATCTGCAGCGTTTAATGCACGACGTTGAGCCGGTGTAAGATTAAGTTGGTCAATAAGTCTAGTTTGTTTTGATTTATCAAATTGAGCTAATAAATCGTCTACTTGCTCTGGTGTACGAGCAGCACGTAATTGTTGCCGTTGTTCGTAAGTATAATCTGTAGGTTTAGGTAATCCAGACGGATCTTTCCATTGCAAAAATGCTTCCATAGAGGTTCTAGGACGACCTTCTGCAAGCAATGCTTCAGGCGTAGGTGACTGGCTTTGTTTACCTACATTTAGGCTTCTAAGTTCAGGCTCAATGTTTCGAGATACATCAGGGGAGCCTGTTTTAAGAGAACCAACGTGACCTTTTTGTACAGGTTCTGCAGTTTTTGTATCTGCACGTTTAACTTCAGAAACAACAGCTTTGTATGCTGCTTTATCCGCTTTAATAAATGCGTTAACTTCTGCAGCATCAACACCTAAAGCTAAAAGTTCACGTCTAACACGATTGTAACCTTCTCGTCCTTGACGACGAGATTGATAAGCGTTGTATCCTGTTAAAGATGCAAGTTTAACACGGTCACCATCAACACGTACTTTGTATAATTTATCACCACGCTGAAAGGCTCCGTACTTTTCTAGGAAGCCTACAAGATTACCATGTTTTGTCCGGTAGTTTTGGGCTAAATTTCTGTAGCCACCAGCTCCGCTTTTTTCAGAGCCTTCCCAGATTTTCTGTTCAGCCATTATTTAATGTGCGATAAAATCATTTGTTCTCTACCCGGATTGGAGCCAAACGTAGCTCGCATCCAGGATAACCAGTTGCTTGTCCCCTTCTCTTGATTACATTTCCGGCAGGATGGAACCAAGTTTCTTGTAATCGTTTGTCCCCCAAAATAGCGAGGCACAACGTGATCCAAAGTAAGTTCATGTAATTCATAATGTTCTCCACAATAAACGCATTGA